AGCTGGTCCGGCATGACTCGCAGACCAGCAAATGCGTCAACGACTTTCTTGGTTGCTGCCTGTGGATCTTCAGCATGCTTATTGAGTTTGGTCTTTGCGATTGCGTCTTCGCATTCGTCGGCGATATCTCCCGGAAGCATCCGAAGTACCGCGTTTCGGATAGCCTTACTAACCAGACTATTGTGCTTCATTGCGATCTCGTCGTCAGTCGATGGCAGGATGTAGATTGTGTCCCCGTACGAATTCGTACGGGTTGAAAGCGGCTTCTCATTGCGCTTGAGCTTCTTGCGTTCGATGCGCTTCGGAACGTTTACCGAGGTCTCGATCGATGTGTTGGCTTCGAAATCTCGCACGGTAACCAGCACCATTTGCTTGTCATCGTCTTCGTAAATGACTTCCGAAGACGCGGACATGTTGGTCAGGTATCGCAACGCAGCTTCGGCAAATCGAATACTGAACCCGTTGATGAACGTGGTCGTTGATTCGCGCTTATCCGGATCCCAGGACTTGCGCGGAAGCGCGTATCGAGCGGCATCACAGAATCCTGGACGCTTGCATTCGTCAAGCAACCGAGCGCGCACGTTGAGCCAGTTGCGAGGGTGGCGCTCCGCCATCACGCAGGCTGCCTCGATGTTGGCGCGCACCTTGGCGGCCATGGTTATGGCCGCCGTTTCCGCGTTGCGTCTCGTTTCGACGAGCGCGAACCCTTCGGACTTTACAAGTTGAGTCTCGTTCTCAGACATACTTCTAGCTCCTTCTCTCTACCAGTTTGGTGAATGGTTTCTCGTGGACAGCGTCCGCCAATTCAAGCTTCTTTCGTAGCGCTTCCTTCGCTTTCGCGCCATTGCCGCGACCTGCATTTTGCCCGACGATTTTATCGACTTTCGAGAGAGACACGGTCGTGCAATCGGCGAGTTCCGAGTCGGTCAACACCTCCTGCAGGATAGGCCAAGCGCGCTCGGTATCGCACTTTCTGCGGGACTCTTCGGAGAGTTCGACAATCTTACCGTCCCATTCGAATGGTCCCTCGTCAGCAACACGTGTCTTGATTGCTGCGAGCGCCTTTTCGCAGACCTTACCGACGAAATTGGCTTGCGCGTAGACAGCATGCAGTTGCTGAGGATGCATGAGCGCAACCATTCCGGCGACGTCGCCTAGATTGATGCCAGCCATCGTCGCCACGTACGACCGCGCAAGCGCATTGGCCGCGCTGCATTCGATGTGCCGTTTGCAGTACTGGCAATGGTCACCAGGGTGATAGATGCCATCCCAGTTGACAACCTCGTCAACGAGCCGTTGGCGCCATCTGCGCGCGTCGTCTTGGGTCATTGTGTAGTTTTCAATCTGCTGCTCGCGGACCCAAATCACTGTGAACGTTCCGCCCGTGAGTTGCGGATGGGCAAGCAGGATGGCCGCCAGATATCCTCGCACCTGGTTCGCGTAGTTGCCGTCCTTCCATCCTGTCTTCCAGTCGGCGCCACGTACCTGGTAGCCAGAGATTGTGACGATATCAGCGGTTCCGGTGGCAACCAGTCCCGGTACCGCAACGTCAATCTCGACGCCGATTTCAGGCATTGCATTCGGAAAGTACTGCTTGACCTTCGGCCAGATGCGTTGCGCTTGCGAGCAGAGGTAGCGGACCTCTTGCGAGTCGGCGCTGAAGTCATCGCAGATGCTGTCGACGGAATCCCAATCGATCGCGTCGTTCTTGATTAGACCCTCGAAACACTTGTGCCCCGCGCTTCCGTTGCGCGCTGGCTCGCTTGTCTCGTTGTATGGTACGGATACTCCTCGAATTGAACCAGCGCACAGGAACGCCAGCGGGAGGGATGATGCGCGGAGGGATACAATCTTGTCTGTAATCACCGGCAGTCGTTTCGCGTCGGTCATGCGAATTTCCTCGGTCGGTATACGGGTTGCGGCGCTCGGCGAGACTTGAGGTCGGCAAGAATCCACTCATCAACTGTTACGATGTGCGGCGTGGTTCCGATTCCGAATGACTTCACATTTTCCGCAGCCAGTTCGTTGATTGCGGTCCATTTGTCAGCGTACATCTCATGCATTGGGTTCGCTGGGTGATCCCAGTTGCGCTCGACGAAGGCAATCCGTTGCACCGTAGCATGGTCGATACTGAGATTAATGAAGATGCGATCGCTAATCTTCGGCACGTGGTACGGCGCAAACTTGTCATCTTGCCATCTGACATGTGTGCCTTCGCTACCGTCGAGCATCGTGATTCCGAATGGCGTAACGGCGTCACGAGAGTTCCAAATCACTTCAGAAACCCCCGTGGTCTTGCTCTCATACTGCATGAGGCAAAACGCCTCGCAGTATTCACAGCCGAATCGCTGTGCGCCTCTCAGTGGTCGTTTCGCGTCGGTCATGACCTAATGCTCCACGCTCGCGCCTGCAAATCGCAGTCGCGCGACGATTCCGAGAGCTCACCGAATGCCGCTTGTGGCAGCACAATCAGGCGATTGTTGGCGGCTGCAATCTTCACGACTTCGATCCATCGCTCGCCGTCGGTAACTTCAATGCTTGTTTTCATGGTATTGCTCCACAGTGCTCGCAAGCCACTCCGCCCGCCGTGCCTTCGATTTTGACGATCCATGCGCCGTGCCCAAGTTGCCAAGGTGCGCTTCGGATGGCCACGTCGCGCGGTTCGATGCCGCTAACCGGTGGTAGAATCGGATAATACCGCACCATGTCTCCGATGCGCAGTTCAGACGGCCGCCGCGCCCCTATCTTGTGCGGGTCAGGCGTTTTTTCAGCGTCGAATGGTTTTCGCTTGGACATTACTTCCCCTTCGCTGCCAACGTAGCTCGTTGAATGATGCGACGCTGTTCCTTGCGCCATTGGGTTGCAGCTCTCGCAACGGAAAGCAGTCTGTCAGCTAGCTCCGTCGCCTGATTCGGCGTCATTGAGTCACCGTCGACATGCACGTCCCCATGCTTGTGCTCGATATTTGCGTCAACCTTCATGGCTTGTCCAGTGCTTGCTCGCTACGTCTAGCTGTTCTTCCGCGGCCGCAAGAGAAGCATTGACATTTTCCTTCGACCAAATACGATTCATCGCTTCGGAACGTGTTTCGGTAGTGTTGGGCTCTCGCCAATTGATTCTTCCGCCTGATGCGATGCAGTCCAGGCACTCAGCGGAAGTTCCGGGGGCGTCAACACACCCGCTGCATGATGACCGATGGATCGGGCCTGGACTCGCCATTGCGTCGGTTACATCGGCGCCGCCAAGTGTTGGTGGTGCTGGTTCCGTCTCGTCGAATCGCTTCGGCTGCTGACAGTGCGAGCACGGTTTGATCGTCAATGAGATCTGCGAACCGAGCAGATTGCTCTCGATGATCTCGAGTGGCCATCGACACTCGGCGCAGCATGCGTGTTGGTTGATTTCGAGTTTCATTCGGAAACCTCGAACAGATGGAACACTAATTCGCCGCCGCGCATCTGGATGCTGCCAACGTGGCCGATTGCTTTCAGTCCACTACATGAATGGCCCGTGCCGCGCCAAGCGAAGTGACGCTTTTCTGTCGGCGAGCCCGATTCGACGATTGCCCAAATGTATGGTGTTTCATGCTGCGTCTGCACGCAAAGCGGCTGGGCCTCATGTGGCATTTCGATCGAGAACGCGTCGGTGATTGGGGCAGCAAACTTCCAGATTGTTTTCATCATTGTTCCTTTCGCGAAAATTTGGCAACGCTAGGCAATTTCAGAGGGGGCATTGCGCTAGCGTTGCTCCGGTGGGGTCGGCAGATATCGAGGCTGCACCTGCGGATATAGTTGGAATTCACTCCGATGCTCTACCATTTTGAGCTACGACCCCAGAACTCCGGACCCCATACACGCGGTACCGAGGAGATGTCCGGAGGGGCTTGCGGTATTGCTCGCCCCGTGACGCCGCCAGCGCTGCAAGGCAGACCGTTGGCGACGTCGCGATGCGAGCAAACCGTGGGCATTACGTTCCTTGGTGTCTCGAAATGTTCGGGTTGAAGCCGATCTTTTTGATGTCGTCACGGACACGCCCGAGGTTGTCCGTGATTTGGTAAAATGTTGCGATGTTCTCGGGGCGGAGTTGCGCCGACTCTCGCGCTCCTCGCGCGTACACTGTTCCTTCTTTCGGCAGGTCTGTTCCGTCGAAGAATATGTAGATCCTCGGCTGGTCTTTGGTCGTTGTCACTGCGTAGTTTCGCATTGTGTGTCCTATGTGTTGCTGAGGAATCGAGAGAAGAACCAGGCAGCGAGAATTCCGCCGAGAATCGCGAGCAGGAACCAGGTCATCCTGCGAATCTCCATCGATCGATGAGTCGCTTTGGTACGTCGGTTGACGTGGTGACGGTTGCCGGCTTTCCGTAGTATGCGCGAGCGGAGGCGAATTTCTCCGCCGCAGGCAGCTTACGGAAGCGAGCTATGAAGCTGCCGTCGCCGAATGCCCCGCCGTATTGATTGTGCTCGTCGTGATAGACGACCTCGTGCACTGTGTAGGTTTTTGCCATTACACGGCACCGACAGCAACTAGGATTTGCTGCGCAAGGTAGTCAGCACGCCGAGCGTGTTGCAGTGCCTGACGTTCGTGTCGACGACTATCGTCGCGACGCGCGATAACGAGGCTTCTCTCGCGATAATCTATCGCAGCCCTTCGAGCCGCAGCGAGATATTCGACGCGTTTTTGATTTTGCATAATTTGCTCCTCGTAGGCTCAGTCGCCCGGTACCGCGTTACCTGGACGCGTTGGCTGCGCGCACATTGCGTAGCCCATTTGGTGACCACGCTGCTCCAGTTTCGTTCCACGCGACTCAAGCTGCCGAATGTAGAGCCGAGCATTGTCACGATCCTGGCGAGCCTGAAGGACGTGGTCGATCGCGCTCTCCCTTGCGATTATGTTGCCGTGTCCAAAAATGGACCGTGTTGAAAGAAATAGGGATCGGCGAATCTCATATTCGCGCTGGCACTGTCGCGCCAGACTCTTGGCTTTGCGATATGCGTTTGGCGTGACGGGTCTTTTCATGATTTTTCTCCTCGTGCTCAGTCACCCGGTGCCGCGTCCCACGTTCGAGGCGCGGCGCCGGAGGGCGGAGGTCAGCGCGCCGACAATCCGGCGTGCTCAACGGCGTCCTCAGCGTCTTGCCGGGACGATCCCGTGGCCAACGCCGCGGAATAAATGCGATCGGCTAATGCCTGTCGGTCGTCGACGTCACTCTGGGCGTCGGTCGACAGTACGCGGACTGGTAGCGAATCCTGTTTCATAATTTTCTCCTCGTTGCTGACACCCCTCGAGCCCGCCCCAACTGAAGGGTACGGGCGGGAGGGGAATGGGGGGCGGAGGCTAGGCGTACGACAGCAGCGAGCGATTGAGTTCCCGCTCGCACGGAGCGGGTAGCGTCCAGACGTATTTGCCGGCGGCGCCGGACCAGACCCATGTCCCGCTGAGATTGTCGAGTGTGCGTCGAGCCTCCTTGGCCCCAATGGCGTCGCCTCGGAGCTCGGCGTTGCGGATGCTGGTTGCTAGCTCGATGGCGGTGATTTCGGATTTGGTCATGATTTTTCTCCTCGTGCTGACACCCCTCGAGCCCGCCCCAACTGAAGGGTACGGGCGGGAGGGGAAGGGGGTCAGCGATACGAGATGGTCACGACGGGCTCATTATCCGAGTGCGGAGCCCCGAGCGGAACAAACCCGAAGCACACATCCTGCATAGGCTCGTCACCGTCCGGATCCGCGACAGGATATTGTCGCAGCCCGCGCAGTGACGCGGCGCCACACGCTTCGGCGGCTGCGCGACGCGCAGCACGCTCAGAAGGCCCCTCGTATACACACACGGAGTCGGTGTCGCGTACGATGATTTTGGTCATGATTTGTCTCCTCGGGTTGGTCGCTGTCGACAATCAGACCCTATCACGGTTTTCGGACGATCCAAGATGCCCCCTATATTTGGTATTTGGATCGGCCTTTTTTGGCTCGAAAATAATCCGCTCCGGAGCGGATTTCCGTCCGCTCCTTGACGGATTTGCTGACACGGGATAGCAGTGGCCCAATGGCCAAGACCAAAAAACCTACCTCTACTAGTAGAGGGGCACGTCTGCTGGCTGCTCGGGTGCGCAGTGCCGGCACTCTCCGGGCAGTCGCAGTGCTCGCGGGAGAAAACGAAAACCAACTCGGTCACTATCTGAGAGGCCGTTGCCCGTCTGTCAATGTGCGGCTGCGGCTCGAACATAGTCTATCGATACCGTTTTTTGCATGGGATCACACAAGAAAGAGCAAGCATGTCCAAAAGTAAGAAGACCACCAAACCAGTCAACAAGGCGAAGAAACTTGGAGCCACCAAAAGCAAAGGCGCTCAACGACCCGCAGAGCAAGCGGGAGCACAGCGAAGCGATCGTCCTCGCGAAGCAGACGCGAAAGCGAAAGCGGGAACGCCTGCGAAAGTCGGGAAGGCGGACCAGAAGGGAGCGCCTACGAAACCGGTGAGGGTCGAGAGAGAAACGCAACATCTCGCGGTGCAGTTGACCGATTCTGAGATTGACGATCGGCGACATCTAGTCAATCGCCTGCTGCTCGATATCGCGAAAACCAAGGCGCAGGCATCGTCGTTCGCCGCAACCTCGAAGGCGAACATTGCAACCCTCGAGGGGCAGCTATCCAATGCGGCGCGCGAGCTCGATAGCGGGCAGGTGTTTGCAGACGTGCCGTGCAATCGCATTTGGGACTACCAGAAAAAGCAGATTCGAGTCGAACGAACTGACACGAAAGAGGTCATCTCGTGCGTCGCGATGTCGAAAGACGATTTGCAGATGACAATTCCTGGAGTCGACCCGACGAAGCCGAAAGGACCGAGTAAGGACAAATTACCGCGCGCGGTAACAAAGAGCGCGACGGAGAAGCTCAACAGCGAAGCGGACCAGTCCGCGAGCGAACTGAAAGCACGCGCCACGAAGACCAAGCCAGATGTGAGCGACGACCCTTACGGTCGCAATAGTTGGAATTCTGATGAGACTGACGAGGACGATCCGGTAACGGAAGCTCCAGATTCCTGCGGAACATGCGGCCATCCCTACGTGCTTGGCTATGACAAGCAGCTCAGGCAGGATGTTCGCATTCCTGGCTGCCAGTGCGAGGCCAACCGAATGGCGGTCACCGCTCGCGAACTGGACGAGACGGATCCGATCGATAGGGACGACGACGATGAAGATGATTCGGAAGATGTTGATGACGACTACGACATCGAAGACTAGTTTCTCGCCCGGAGAAGCGCTTTGCCTGGCGGACGAGGTTCTTTCTCGCCCGCCAGCAAAGCCTTTCATTCGCCGCCCAGAGCTCCTTCCCACGAGGGTGTTCCGGGCGGCTCTGCCGTCCGAATTGTGTCTCGCGTCCAACGCATGGGCGCGTTCGAATCGCTTCGCAGACGGCGCAATCAAGGACAAGCTCTGGTCGTGGATCGAGCCGCAGGCGTTCGTGTGGCGCGGGAAGCTTGGATATCTTTGGCCGTTCCGCCACGACGAAATGTGGCAGCGCCCGCAAGTTATCGCGATCAAGTTCTCCGCGCGCGGTCGTCCTGACAGCGGAGCGAACTTCGCGAAGATGCCGATCGATATGCTGACGCAAGCTAAGCGACGTAAGAACAAATTCGGGGTTCCAGTGCTACAGAAACATCGGCTTGGGATCATCGTCGACGATAACGAAACCCACGCGGAGCAAGTACCTCCATGGTGGGAACCAATATCCGCTAGCGCTCACTCATTTGTTGTATTGGAGATCAGGGTATGATCCGTATTCCTCTGGGAAATAACGCTTATTGCGTTGCTGACAAGCGGGATGAGCTCCTGCTTTCCGCCTATCGGTGGAGACTGAATACCTATCGGGTCGATGCGCCGCAGTATGCCATCAGCAACAAGAGGATTCTCATGCATCGCCTGCTGATGGAGCCTCCAGGATCCATGGTGGTTGATCACGTCAACCACGATACTCTAGACAACAGACGGCGCAATTTGCGCGTATGCACGAGAAAACAGAATCAGCATAACATGTCGCTGCGACGAGACTCGAAGAGTGGATTCAAGGGAGTGAGTTTTTACGGTGGCCCTCACCCTTGGCGCGCTAGCATCCAAACTTGCGGAAAGACAAGGTGGTTAGGCAGATTCTGTTCGGCCATCGACGCGGCTGTTGCTTACGATGTGGCCGCATCTGAGCTGTTCGGTAGCTTCGCGTGTTTGAATTTTCCAGCGAAGCATCACGCGTTCGTGATTTTGGAGGTGAGGGCATGAGCCGATTGACTAACGCACTCGGGTGCCTGCGCGAGTTGAATCTAGCTCAGATAGAGCTGTCACGGTTCCCAGAACCTGCAGTCGCCGATGCGATCGAAGCTCTCGAACTCGAACTCATCGATATCGATCGCTGTGGCGGATACGAGCATGCCCCGAACCTATCCCCACCACTGCATCACGGCGAGTATCACGCGGGAAGCCCAAACAACCCCGTCACGCAGTTGCGGAATATGAGGGCGAAATGCAAAGCGTAGCTGCGCTATTCGTTGACCCGAAAGGCCCATACTGGTCGGACCCGCGGTGCGACTGTTGGGACGAGAATCGGGACGCGCGCGAGTATCGCGGACCGTTGCCAGTTATTGCGCATCCACCGTGCGCGGCCTGGTGCAAGATGGCGTCACTACGGGAGCTTCGCTACGGGATGCCAGTCGGCATCGATGCCGGATGTTTCGCGTCGGCGCTACAATCTGTTGCAAGATGGGGCGGCGTGCTGGAGCATCCAGCGGGATCGCTAGCCTGGAGCGAATACGGACTGACGACGCCAGTGCATGGAGATTGGATGCCAGCGCGTGACATTACTGGACGTATCAATTGGGTGACCGAGGTTTGGCAGGTCGACTACGGGCACAGAGCACGCAAGGCAACGTGGCTACTATACGTGGGATCCGCTCGACCAGCTCCGATGCGCTTCGAAAAGCGTGACCATTCTGCCTGCGTTAGCGGCTCAACAAACCGCACCAAACGATCAACTGGCGGCGGCAATCGCGTTTGGTCTGCCGAGGCCAAGCGCACACCGCTGGCATTCGCCGACGCGCTGATTGAATTGGCCGCGAACTGCTGGGCGAAACCCGTAGGAGGAAATCCTACGGGTTGATTTCACTCGAAACTCATTCCCGTTGACCGAATGCGTTTTGTCTCCGCGTCATGTTTCGCCAAATGTGACGAGGAAGCATGATTCGTGCTGTTTCGTGACTCGCGTTTCGAAAACGTGGCACAAATGCCGACCAGTAAACTCGGACACGGCTGTCCGAGTTTACTCACCGATGAAAATGCCCAAGTCAAGTGGGGCAGTTTCTTGCCCCCACCAGATTTGGGAATAACGTGGACGTTTGGCCCACGCTATTCCGGTGGGCGAATTCGAAGGGGACTTGACTTCGGCTCGCATCTGGAACAATCATTCAGAACCATGTCCGTAATAGTTCTCAACCCTCGACAAGTCGCGCAAGTAGCCGGCGAAACCGGTGTTTGCACGAAGACCGTTCGCAAATGGTCGCTCGGTGGGAGGTGCCACGCGGCTACAGACACTGTGCTTTCGCGCGCAGTGGTCGTACTTGGGTTGAGCCCTGACAATTCTCGTCCAGTTCCCTCGAGGGAAAACTCTCACGAAACAGCGGAGATTTCCCAGTGAGTAAGATCGAACTGGACGATCAGATCTTGAATCACCCGAAATTCGTCCTTCTGATCCGCCAGCATGGGCCCGGTGCGTTTCTGTTTTGGATGGGGCTTCGAGCCTACTGCTCACAACACCTGACCGATGGGCTAATTCCTACCGAGATGCTGTCGGAGGTACGCGGTGCGTGCGCTCGCGGTGCGTCGCTGCGACGTCGCGTGGACGCACTGGTGACGCACAGGCTGCTGCACCGCGTCGACGCCGGCGTCGTGCTGCACGACTATCTCGATCATGCGCAGTCGCGCGCACAGGTGCTTGCTTGGCGTGCAGCAAATGCCGCTAGAAAGGCGAAAAGCAGGGAGGTGTCACGGCGTGACTCACAGCGTGACCTAACAACGTGTCACGGCGTGACTCACAGCGTGACGGACGCCGTGACTCCGCGAGGAGTCCCTGCGCCTTCTGCCTCTGCCTCTGCCTCTGCCTTAAGATCTCCTTCGGAGATCCCCCCTAAGCCCCCCCAGGGGGGCAAACCAAAGCCCCCCCGGACACGGCAGCCACCGAGAGCCCTGACCGAGCCGCCCGACGCGCTAGACCCGACGCCAGCCACCCTGGCGGTGGCATCCCGAGCCGGTCGAGACTGGCAGGCAGACTGGGCACGGTGTCGCGACTGGGCGCGCAGCAAGGGCGAGCGGAGAGCAGATTGGCAAGCCACGCTGCGGAACTGGATGACCTCGCCGATCAACGGCAACGGATCGAATACGAGCAAACCGATCCAATCAGCGCCAACCAACCGAATAGTTTTCAGACTCGGAGATGTGGAAAATGAAGCCACCAATTTGTGACATAGCGAGCGAGAACGCAATCATCTGCGCAATCTACGATGCGCACGACCGAAGCCCGGACGCTGCTCGTGAGTGTTGTCCTGTAGATTTCTACGACCCGATCAATCGCGCAATTTACGAAATCATGGTCGAGCTCAGCGGATCCGATTGGGATCCCAATACACTCATTCGGCGCATGCTTGCTACGCACGGCAAAGACCTCGCGAGCAAGGCCATGCTGCGTATTCTCGAGCTCCAAGCGCATCCTTTCGTTTTCGATCTTCGCGGAGCGGCGCAATCGATCGCGGACGCGTCCAGGAAACGCCACATAGTGAACGCAATACGCGAAGCGTCCGCCCTCGCTGAAGAGCATGAGGTTGATCGGGCTCTCGAGCTACTTCAGAAATTGTCAGACGAGCCGATGTCGAATCGACAGCCGCGTCAATTGCAGGAGTTGCTTTTAGCATCGTACAACGTGGCGCGAACGAAACGTTCGGTAACCGCATTAACGTCGGTTCATTGCGCGATCGATAGCTTGACTGGCGGCATGCAGCCTGGCGACTGTTGGGTCGTTGGCGGCGGGACGAGTGAGGGGAAATCGAGCTACGTAATTGCAGTCGCAGACGAGAATCTAAAACACGGAAAGCGCGTGCTCATCGTGTCGATCGAAGATAGACCGGAGAAATACGGCAATCGTATTTTGAGCAGACGATCCGGTGTCGATGCTAAACGCATCCGCGATCACAACCTGGATCCATCGGACCACTCGAAGATCGCGACAGTGATAGAATCTGCACCTCCGTCTCCAGTTTTGCTTCACGGTCAGGGTGAGAAGTGGGAGCGATTATCGCAACGTATTGACGCAACAGTAACGCTCGAGCGTATTGACCTGGTTGTGCTGGACTACGTGCAGGAATGCGAAACGGAAGAGCGTTTCGGATCTCGCATGCTCGAGTTGCAATCGATCGCTAGGTCATTCCGCGCGATGGTTCGCCGACGGGGTTGCTGTGGAATCATCTGCAGTCAACTCACCGGTTGCGAGCCTGGTCAAATACCCAGCAAGCAGATGGCGCGTGAATGCAAGGATATCGTCAACGGAGCCGAGGTGGTACTGCTGCTTTACTCCGTCGACGAAGGTCCAACAACCGCGAGAATACGCAAGCGCTATTGCAACGTCGACAAGTCGAAGGACGGCAATTGCGGAATCGTGGAACTCGATTGGGACGACGTGACCGCTAGCTACAAGCGCGTCGCTTCGCGTGACGATTGGGTTGACGATCGGTACGAAACCGAACTGCGAGACATCGACGATGCTATCGGAGCAACGTCAATCAACGCCGCGCCACGCGTGGAGCAAGGGATCTTGTTTTGACATACGGATATCAGCAACCGGACTACCCAAGCGACAATGCAGCGAAAGAACCCGAGCCTGCGGGGCGGGATGAATCGAGGGATGTTTGGGTAGGTTGGCTCACACTTGAGACATTGTTTGAGCGAGCCGCTACTAATCCACGAGGAGCAGCAACGACAGCGCGAGGAATAGTTGCAACTATTGCGTTGGGGGAAACCGGCGAGGATGCAATGGCCATGCGCTACTCACCGACCTCGCAACTCGAGCGGGTGCAAACCGAACGCGATTCATGGCGTCGAGTGTCCGAGAGATTGCAAGAGGAGAAAAACCAGATTGCCGACGAACGAGAGCGACACGCTGCGCTACAATCGCGATGCTACGAGGGATTTGCTAGCGCCAGCGACGGGATATTCGATGCACTTCGCGAGACGGACCGAGAGCTCGACCAGACCCGGAAGGCGCTGGGGGAGTTGGTGAAGAAATTCGACGCATGGAAGGATTCCTGCACTGCAGGTAAGCCGGTTCGAGCGCAGTCGAATCTTGAAGAGCTTGAATTGCAGTTTTACTCCGCTCGCGCCCTACTGGGGAAGCCATGATCGAGGCGATACTCGCTGTACTGCTCTCGTTCGCTGTCTCGACACGAGACCAAATTCCGGAGACGCAAGCGGAGCGAACGGAACGACTGCGAGTCGTGGCAACTGCAATCGCATGGGCAGCAGACAGAGCAACGTGCTACGAACAGTCGTCACCGTGTCGAGCTGTTCTCGGTGACCGTGAGCTTGCGGCAGCAGTGTTGATTGTCCAGGCTCGTCGAGAGTCGTCATTGCGTCGTGACGTGCAGATTGGACAATGCCGTCCGCACGAATGCGACAGGGGCAGAGCAAAGGGTCCCTGGCAAACGCACCACGCGCCGTGGATTGAGTCTCGCGAACAGTGGCAGTCCTATGCCAGTCTCGAGCAAAGCCACGTCCAGCGGGCAGCATGGCGAACCCTGACCCTATGGGCTGGAGCATCGAGCAAAGGCCTGCATTGCGGATTCGCTCGCCTTGCGGGCTGGGGCGTTTGTTGGGGTGATTACGGTCACGACAGGGCCGCGGAAACGCTGCGCGTTGCAGCAAGATTGAGAGGCGTGAAGTGAAAGCCAAGGAACTGAAAGCGATGATCGTGGACGTCGACGACGAAGTTGATTGCATGGTGTCGGTGTGTTTCGCTGACAATAGTCGGTTCTGCGGAGTAATCCGGGAGTCCAGGATACTCACCAACCCCCACGTCTACGACTGCGGAAACGGCAAGCCGGTGCTTGTCTTGGAGTAAGTCGCGCGCGGATCTAATTTGCAAATGGCAAGGCAATCCAAACGAGAAATCAACGAGAGTCCAGCGACGCGAACTAAGCGCGTACAGCGTATCGTTGAGCTGAAAACGAGCGGATTGTTTCGGCGCTCAACGACGGTTGACGATCTCGCTCGATCGTGGAGGCTACCCCGAATCTACGTGGCATTGCTCGCTCGCGAAGCGTCCGTGTTGGTCACCAATGCGATCGACGCGGGTGAGATAGCTCGCACGCTTGACGAGGCCCTGGACTGCCTAGCGCGTTGCGCGCACAAGTGCGAGACTCGAGGGGACTACCGTGAGGCGATCGTCGCAGCGGACCGTCTAGCGAATCACTGTGCGTCAATTCTCGGGGACTCGGTGTCAACCAACAACGGCGGCAAGATTTCTGGGGGTGACGCCTATCGCGCTCTAGTCAACGCTGGGTGGCAACCGCCTAACACGCTCCCCGGTCTGCCTGCGCCCAACGTCATGGATCCTGAGTTGGTCTCGTTCCCACGCTCGGACCGCGTCGTTGATGTCGCGGGCAGTGTCGTAGATGGACCAGTAGACGAGCGTTGCGGCAAGCAGAACGAACAGCACGATAGCAGCGAGGATGATCATGCCTGACAGGATGTATTATCTATCGGCGCACGCAAGGGAGTTTATGTTTCCGACTCCAGAGGAGCGTGAAGGACAGCGCCGGAAAAGAGAGCAGGCTGACATGCAATTCCAAATGTCGCTTCGCGAGTTCGAACTGTCAATGCTCAATGGTAGCTTCAATCGCTGCGTTTGCAGATGGGCGAGTAAGCATCCAATAGGCAAAACATGAAACGGCTCACCGTAAACCATGACCGATTGTGCCGACTATACTGGCTTCGCTTGTTCGCGAAGCTGATAGGAGTGATTCCGAAATGATCCAAACTTACAAGGCTTCCGAGGTACGTCTTATCGACCCGTTGCCTGGCGAGACCAGCCGCACTGTGCGAGCGTGCGACGTGGAGAGCCTGAAGGTGCATCCCGAGTCGCGACAGGCATTCGTGGTCACCAAGGCAGGGGTCGAGCGAACTGCGGTCTACGCGCAAGCCACGTGGGCTGCTGGCGAATTCGATCGAGCCATGCAGCGACATGAATGCGAGGTGTGCGGGCAGGTATTCGAGACCGCGCAAGGCCTCGGGATGCACCGAACGCGACATGTCGCAAAAGAGAGCAAACCACAGCCTGTAGCGACACAATCACCGCAAGCGCAATCCATGGTCAGGCAAGGGGGCAAGCGATGAGTGACGCGGCCATTCAACTGATATCTTTGACGTCATTTGTTTTGACACTACTGGGTTTTATGGTGCTAACCGAATGGGGAAACAGACAATGAGCTCCGCGTACAACACGATATCAGGGCAAGGCTTCGCGGAACCGCAAACCCTTCATGGGCAGCTACTGAAGGAAATGCACCGCGTGCAGAACGAAGTCGTGCCGCGCCTCGGTGAACTCGGAGCGGTCGGCAACGAGTCGTTCCGTCGCATCCAGCGCATCTGCAACAAGGCTGCGCTCTTCATCGAGAACAACAACCGCATCGGGATGCAGAAGTGTCTAGGGATGCTTGGGGAGTATTGAACATGGAAGAAAGCAAAGTGGTTATTCGTGCACTTGAGTCCCTGCTGCCTGCGCTGCAAGGGGCATCAGACCTGTCAAAGCTCGAAGCAGTAATCGCTGGAGCGGGTATGTTGAAATTCCTAAGGGACGGCGGCGTAGCTCTGTGCTTCGTGTCGGACGCAACCGACAACACCGCGCAGCAAGAGACAATCGATCGTTACTTGTCGCTAGGGATCTGATTATGCCAAGCACTGCGTCCGCCATTCAGAGACTGATGGATATTCGCTACATGGTTGGCATGGGGCTTCTGAGTGTCAACGACCTGCAGGAGCTACTGGGACTACCCCCAGAATACGCGCAACGAGCTTTCGAGCGGATGAAAGGGCAATTGTTCGAAGACCTTGATAAGGAAGAGGAAGAGGAAGAGGAAGAGGAACAAGCGATGGAAGAAACAACGATCGAAGAGCTTCGTGCGGAGCTAGAGGCCATGGCACAAGAGGTCGCAAGAGCGCGAGCAGCCGAGCGTATTGCGCTAGCAGACGCGAGGCGATGTCACGATGTTTTAGACCCGACAAATCGAGAACTGCAAGGCTTGCGTCAGCAATTGGCAGACAATGACTTTGCCATCAAAGGCCTGCATGAGCATGTCGCTAGGGCAGACAGGGTGCTCGCTATCGCTTCAGAGAGCTTTCAACGCGACGGTCTAGGTAAGGCAGCGGCGCAGCTGTCGGCAATGTCAGAACGACTACGGGACATGGCTACTGTGTTGCAACTGGCGTCTATCGATACCCCTTCGGAAACGTCATCCCATACTTCCGAGCCGTCCGCTGTTCCGCCTCACGACTAGCAAGGATGCGTAGCTCGAGAGCCTGCCCCTCGTCGGCAGGCTCTTCCTTGCGCGGGGTGTGGCTGTAGTGCTGAACTTTGCGCCACCCGTAGAGCCCAGCGTCGCAGCAATGGTTTGCTTGTCCTGGCGTCTCTTCGATCTTTCCTGGCTTTCGTTCGTCTTTCTCATCCTTCCAGAGTAACTCGGATGCCTCCTCAACGAACGGGTCGCACTGTCCGTCAAGCAGCACGATCATTCCGTTCGCCATGGCTCCGTCGAATAGCTCAATGTAACCGCGCTTGTCGTTCTTCTCGGCGTTGACGATTGGAAGTCCGTGCCACTTGCGCATCTCGTTTACGTAGCCCTTACCGAGGGCGCCATGGTCTGCCGTCATGAATTCGAAGTTCCATGCCTCGTTTGCGATGCGCACAGCGTCAGCTACGTCAGTTGGGGTGTTGATGTTCTCGGGCTTCTTGGCGCTCACCATGTACGACTCAGGAAGGTCATCGCACCACGCCCAATGTACGAGAGCGGTGTTGTTCGTTGCGCCAATATCGAGCCCTAGTCCATGACTCCAGGTGTGACCATCGGGCAAGTGCGGCATTGTGCGCACAACTTGAATCGACGGGTAGCAGAGCCCGCTCGTGTCTTGGATCCATACGCCGTCACGTAGTTGCTTGAGCCTCGTAGGTGGTAGCATTGACAGAGTGCGCTCGTATTCTTTCCAGTCGGTGCCTGGGTTGTCCTCGGCAGTCGCGGGGAAGAAAACTTGCGCCTCGCCGAACTCGTCTCGCGCAACCTTCGGTTTGCATCCGTGAGGAAATCGGTCGACCTCGGAGATCCCGAACAGCTTGCACAAGAACTTGTGCGATGGCCCACCGGGGTTCGTGAACAGGCGAACGCGCAACGGGATGCTCTGCTGGAAGTCGAGAGTACGACGCAATCGCGCGAACATATGACGGAGTTGCTTCTCTGTGAACTGCGTTGCCTCGTCGATTCCAATGAAATGGAATTCTGCTGACTGGTATCGGTCGAGATCCGCGTCGCTGTCGAGGTAACCGAACGCGATCTTGGCTCCGCTCGGGAAGCGAAACCACATGTTGTTTGCTTCCCACTTCGCTGGCGATTTGTCCCACCACTTGTGCGCTCGATCGAGCAACGCGCCTGGAAGCATGAGGTCCTTGTAGGTGCGCCGCAGGAGGATCGCGGAGTAGTCCGGAGAGGCAATCCCCTGCAGGGCTGCCATGAGTGCCACGTCCGATTTGCCGCAGTTGGCGCGGCCGCCGTACATGGCCAGTCGCATCCCGAGTGAAAGAAATTCCGCCTGCCTCTCGCTCGGGATATGCGGACAATACAGGCTTAGGTCGTGATTCGAGGCGGTAGTTGCGGCAGCTGAGCTGGTGCTGAGCATTGCGGTATTGGGCATGCGATGGCCTGTTGGTACCATGAGCTTGGCCCCAGATGCGCCCGAGAGTCCAGTCCCCGACGATGGGGGCAACCTTGCTCCGGGCGCTCTAGCGACGGTCCTGCAGGTGCTACACGAGTGCGGGCAGCTCGGTTGCGTCACCCGAGTCGATGTCGGTCCGGCTGGGGTGCGGGTTGATTTCGGGCTGCGCGGGACGCCAGCGCAGCCGCAGGAACCAGTCACAAGCGACGGCAACACCAAGCCCCCGCCTGCGCTCACTCGAGCCCAGCAAGCTCGTCAAGCTTTTCCCACGGCCCTATTCCCGCGGGGCACCAAATGAGGAACGTCGAATCCGTGTGGATGGACGAGAATGGCAAAATCGAGCCCGACTCGTTCTTCAGGACGTTCGATGAGATCAAAGCGAAGTCTCGATTCCGGATCGAGACAGATCGATTCCACTGCTCGCTGTACTACGACCGCGCCTATCAAGGATTCACTGACGGGCGTTCGCTCGACGCGTTGTTCGATCCCGACTCGTTTTTCGAAGGCCGACTGAACGAGAACGTCATTCTTCGAATCCTGTCGATGGCAAGTGCGAAGTTTGCTCGCCAGAAGACTGCCCCGGGCGTGTTGACTGATTTGGGTGATTGGGGATTGCAGCAACGCGCCGACCTCTACAAGCGTCTACTGCAGGGCGCATTTCACGAGTGCCGAGTGTACGACGAGCAACGCCGCTCCGATCTGCATATGGAGATAACGGGGACCGGCGGGCTCTACGGTTACTCGAGCAACGGCAAGTTGAAGGTCTGCGCAATCCCACCGTGGCAGCTGTTTGTTGAGACCGCAGATGGACGCGACGGAAAGCCTCAGGTGCTGTATTGGCGCAGAGCAATCCCGCGACGCAACTTGCTCCGGACTTATCCGAAGCTCGAACGCAAAATTGAAGAGCTTCCGGGACTCGACGCAAGCGAAGCGTTCGATCTGACTGGTTCGCGCGACGCGGACCTGGTCGAGGTCGTCACTGCATGGTCGTTGCCGTCCGATCCGGATGCTGACAGCGAAGACACGGACGGTCGTGTTGTTGTGATGGCGCGCGGACAAGCGCTTGCGCAAGGGCCATGGGCAAGGCCTCGATTCCCGATTGCGTTCTCTCGCTACATGCTCGCGCCTGATGGGTTTTTCGGCATTGGTCTCATTGCTCAGCTCGTGGGGATGCAGGCCGAATACAACCGCACGCTAGCTACTCGCCAGGTTGCTCTCCAGAACTGCTCGGCGTCGTTCTGGGCTATCGAAAAGGGTTCGGAGATTGTCGAATCGCACATCACCGATGGGATCGGTCACCTCGTGTATTACCGGGGAACCAAGCCGAGCCTCGAGACCCCGACAACGATCAACCCCGAGCAGTTCAACCACGGCGATCGTGTCAAGTCGGCGATGTTCCAGAACGCTGGTATGTCCGAGCTTGCAGCGTCTTCGATGAAGCCTGCGGGCATCAACTCGGGCGTTGCTCTTCGCACTTACGCGGACATGATGGACGACGCTTTCCATGATGCGATGCTGCGTCGCGATGACCAAATCTTGCAACTCTCCGAAATCTTGCTCGATGAGATCGAAGCCATTGCGGAAGAGAGAGGCGACTACAAGACTCGCTACCACGGTCCATTTGGTTTCGAGCGAGTGAAGTACTCCGAAGTCAAGATGGATCGCGATGACGTGGTCCTGCAGGTGGTTTCGAGTAGCTCACTTGCAACAACGCTAAGCGGTCGAATCGAAGATGTCGCTGGCATGCAAGATCTCGGGATAGCGCTCACTCCGGACGAGAAGGAAACGCTCATCAACATTCCGGACTTGTCGACGTCACGCGCTCGTCGCAACTCGATGTCGAACCTGCTGCGTGAGCTCTGCGAAGTGCGAATGCTTGGCAAGGGCAAATACATTCCACCGGAGCCGCGTTGGGATCTTGAGCTCGCATTGACGATCGTTTCAGAGACGATTCTGCAAGCCCAGATCCGCAATGCACCAACGAATCGAATTGAGATCCTGCGCAAGTTCGAGCTCGAATGTATGGCGCTCGACGCTGCAAACAAGGCAGCCCAACTAACTCCGGCAGAAGCACCGTTGCCGATGCCAGCGGGAAGCCCCGCGATTGATCCGACCGTAATCGACCCGAATCTACAACCAGTTCCGGGAGAGATCCCGAGCCCCATCGCAGGCGGGGAAATGCCGGCAGGCGGAATACCGCAATGACCATGTCAGGTGACAATGCAGCGCTCCAGTTTCTCGAGAGTCAACCAGCAGACGAGCCAGAGTCGAGTCATAACGATTCTGGTTCCGAAGACCAAGGTTCAAGCGTCGACGCAAAGGCAAAGCCGCAAGCCACTGCGGCCAAGCCCAAGCCAGACGCGAAGCCACCGGTTGATCCCGATGAGTTGGACAGGCGAACGATCGAGCTCTCCGAACGTCAACGCAAGATTGACCAACAGGTGCAAGTTGAGCGACGTCGCAAGGAAGCAACCGATCGACAAGAAGCTGCTGTTCTTGCCAAACAGAAGGTCCTCGATGCTCGCGAAAAGGAGCTCGACGAAGCCGAACGCGACATCACTGCCGACTGGGAACGCCGTGCCAAGAAACGCGGCGTGCCCATCGAGACCATCCATACTGAGATGGTAGAGATCATTAAGAATGGTGGCAAACCGAGCCGCGAGCTGTTGAATAGTCGCGAACTCGAGGCGCTCAAGCAAAATGAAGCTAAGCGCGAACGATTGGCAAAGGAACAGGCGGAGCTTGACCAGCAACGAACCTCACAAGCTACATGTGAGCAATGGGGTGAGGAACTTGGTGGAAAGCTTGGCTTCGCTTCAGATGCAACGCCGGAGACTCTTGCATTCTCCGACGCGGCAAAGACGACTTGGCCCAAGCTGACGGCACAAGCCCCAATGCTTGTGCGACGGGAGATTATCTCCCTAACGAACGAATACCTGCAAGAAACCGGACAACTACCGGACCAGGCGAAACTGCTCGAATACCTCGAGAGTCAGCTACCTGCGTTGCCCGAGGCGCAAGCGGCAAAGCCGCCCGCAGCAAAACAACCACGCCCCGTTGTGCCGTCCCCTGGTGACGAAAACTCAACTGCGGGCAAGCGCACCAAACCAATGACACAGCAGGAGCGGGACAAGGCGGCCCTAGACTTTCTGGACTCCCTGCCCGACTAGCAAATGGCAAGACTTGATACGACCGTAGTTGCTGGACTCTTCAATGCCCTCTACCCCGATGGCATCGAGGAACTCATCATGGGCGAGAGCCCCATCCTTGGCATGATTGGCAAGGAGATTGACGTTTGGGACGGCCTAGGAGGCCTCTCAAAAGACCTTCTGTGGGACGTTGCCCTTGGCACGGGGGCAAGCGGAAGCTACGCCGTAGCCTACGCAAACCCTGGCAACAACACCTATGCACGACCCCACGTCACTCGAGGCCGTCTCTTCGCAGTGCGGCAGATTGACCATGAGTCATGGCGCGCATCGAAGGGCAACAATCGAGCGTATCGCGACCTGGTGAAAGAAGCTTCCAAGGGCGCAATCCGTGAACTCAAGAAGCGGGTCAGTTCGTTGCTGCCCGGCAATGCGGGCGGTGTTATTGGTCGCATTTCGGCAGGGTCTAACGTTGGAACCGCAACTATTACCCTGTCAGACATTTCGCAGATCATCAACTTTGGCCCCAGCATGCGCGTGCAGGCCGTCGACCCTGCTACGATGACACTGCGCAGTGCCGGAGCGGTTGCAACGCTGACCGCTACTGGAATCAACTTCGACACCGGAGAGCTCACATTCACCGGAAACCTCACGGCCGCCATTGCTGCCGCAGTAGCGAGCGACTACCTCGTTCCTGAGGGCGATTTGGGCAACGTGCCGACGAACATGGAGGCATGGAACCCGCGTACATTGATCGCGGTTGGCGCTGGCGATTCGTTCTTCGGAATCGATCGCGGCGGAAACTCGCTCATGCAAGGATTCCGTTGGACAGCCACGACCGGCACGATCGATGAGATTGCGGTCGAAGCGGCGGCGCGCCATCAGAGCATGGGTGGCGAGCACGACACGCTGCTTATCAACCCGCGCGACATGGCGACGCTGAACCTGAATCTGTTCAAGGCCATCACGGTCAACGCGCAATCGAGTCGAGGCAAGGAACTCGCTACCGTTGCCTACGACGGGATCATTATCAAGACCGGAAAGGGCGACATCAAGGCGTTCTCCGATCCGTTCCAGCCTCGTGGGCGCATGCGCTTGACGCGTATGGGTTCGTGGAAGATCTGGAGCCTCGGGGAAATGTTCGGGCTCATGGATGAAGGCATGGGCAAGGACGGAATGCTTCGCATTGCTGGCGCAGACGCCTCGTACATGGTGTTTGGTGGCGCATGGCAGATGGTCAACGAGTGCCCGCGCGACTCGTTCAACATTGGGCTCCCTGGAGCACCAGCATAATCCTGACCTGAACTAGACCAACCAACGACAACAACTCGAGGGGCCTGCTTGCGGGGCCCCAGTTCAGGAAAGAAAATGATCCAACCACTGCAAACGACTCTCCGAAAGAGAGTATTTCTTGCCGGCTCCTTCGAGACCGACGCAGCCAACGCTCCGCCGAATCAGCTTGGTGATGGTGTGGTCACGCACAGCGCTACGGGCGTGTGGCTCATCACTCTCAATCGCAACTACGGAGTCATGGAAAGCGGAACGCTGTCCGTTGACTCGCTCACCGGGGACCAGGTCGTGCGCGGACTGAAGTACTCCAATTCATCCGGTGTCACGGTCTTGACGGCGGAAGTGATTGACGTGTCCGGCGCTGCCCTCGCCGACATCGATGGCCCTCGCATCAACTGGCAAGCCGTGTTCTCCGGACGGGCGACGTAATGGCTCGCTCGCTCGACACCCACGTCAGGGCCATGGAAGCGGCCATGGGCGTGAAATTCAAGGACCGCGCAGGTGTAGCAACTGCGATGCGCGGCATGGTCGACAGTTGCACAGGAGACGATGATGGCGAAGAAAACGAAGACCAAGGGAAAGGGAAAGGGCTGCCGTCAATTGGCCTGATCCTAAGCAAGAGCCGAGGCAAGTAGCATGAACCGCGCAGATCTCCGGAACCAGATTCGTCAACGGGCAGACATGGTCGGGTCACTGTTCATCAGTGACACGCTCGAGCTCAACCCATGGATCGATGACGCGACCGGAGATCTGTACGACTTCCTCGCGCGAAGCTACGGCGACACGAAGTACGCAAAGTCGGAATGGATCAACGTCGGGCCACTCGAGAACAACGTCGAGGGCTCGACGGATCCTGCAGTTGCATGGCCCAAGCTCGGGACAGCTCTCACAGCCACATCCTACGGTGGTTACGTTCTGAGCGCTCAACTCACGGCAGACCAAGGTGTCGTTTCGAAGTACACGCTACCCGACGACTTTCAGCGCTTGGTACGTGTTCACTTCGTACCTGGATATGTCGAGAAGACATCCGCGGTCAACACACCTTCGGGAATGCAGTACGGCCCAGAATGGCGCCTCGTGGCGAGCCAATCGGAGTTCTTCCCACTCGAACCAATGGACTTGACGGGTCGCGTCGTTGACATGCGTCCGGTGAATTGGCTGCAAACCACCGTCAACTACCGCCTGCATTGCGGGCCACATCGTATCGTATTCGGAGCGCTTGACCAGAACGGGGATCCTGTTGGCTCCGACTCGAGATGGATCCCAAACGCAGCGATTGACTTCCTGCCGGTTCCGCAGGAACGCTACGCGGTGCAGGTCTTCTATGTCCCGAAACCGCACCTGCTTTCGAACGACACCGAGCTGTTCGCGTACGAGCATGACGAATGGGTGATCTGCGAATGCGCCGCTCGATGTCTCGAGAAGCAACGTTCACCTGAAGCGGCGACGGCTCGCCAAAGCATCGAGCGAGTGAAGGAACGGATCCGCAACTGGTCTCAAACTAAGGACGCATCCAACCCGCCCATGATGTCGCTGCATGGCGGTGCCGGCAGCACGAACCCTGGTAGACGTAGGGGGCGCCAATGGCCGTAGCTCGACGCGCCGTCCAGTCTGCAGCCCCGAAGCCCGTGCATTCGAGTGCTGATGGGGTCGAAGAACTATCCGCCCAGGTGCGCGACCTGCAGGCTGTCCCTAGCCCGTGGAGCAAAGGGGCCGTGCTCACGTTCGACGTTTCGGGAGCAGGCGACCAGACCGCGAAACACAAGCTCGGGCGCGTCCCTTCGGGTTGGATCATCACTCGACTCACAGCATCCGGAACCGACTCACCGGTAGTGTCTGAGCGCTCCGCTACCGATGTTTCTATTACCCTCTACTTCTCGGTCGCGTGCCGGGCGACGGTACTGGTGTACTGATGCCCCTGGTTCCTCAAAGGACGTCGTTTCCGGTCACGGGTGGCCAGGAACAAGGGGTAGCCCCGGAACTCATCGAGGCGCCATCCTTGGCGCTTGCGCACAACTGCAACTACCTCCGACCGGGGGAGCTCACGAAGCGTCGAGGGTGGCGAACTAACCCGGAACTACACGCCCTACCGCAGCCCCAGAAGCTCGATGTTCGCGACAACGAAGTGATCTGGATCGGGGAGCAACGGACCACTACTTGCCGCGATAGGGTCGTACTTGGAATCGATGCGCATGTTCCGGCGGAAGCCACTGAGCTCACCCCGGGGCCAACGTGGCTAGAAAAGGGGTACCTTCCCCGCTTCAACACCCGGCGCATTCTCGACCTGGCGCACAACGTGGCTGGGGCGCAAGTCACTGACTTCGATTGCGCATTTGCGGGCAACACCCAGGACAGAACGCTTCAACGTGGCGTTGTGCTCGTCGCCTGGCGCTACTCGTCAGTCGTGTCTGGACGCATTGACTACGCCGTGGTCGATGTTGCGTCCGGTGCCATCGTCACTCATCAGACGCTTGTCACCGATGCCGCTGCATACGGTCCAATTCGGGTCGTTTCGTGCTTGCACCCATACGGAACGTCGTTCCGTTGGTACTTCCACATTTTCTTCGGAAGCGGCGGGTGGGAGAACACTTCAGACGACGAAACGGGAGACGTTCACTGGATCTCAATCCTCGCAGCCACGCCAAGCGTGCTTGGTGAGGAGAGTGTGGTCACCAGTAACGTGACGGGGTTCGATGTCGCGTCAACCGATCCGAGCCCAGGCGGAGGCTATGAGCAACGCGTCTACTTCGTGAGTTCACGCGTTGACACGCCAAACCTCTATCTTGGTCTTTACACCCCAGCCGTTGATGGAAATTTCGTTCTGCAGACATCGACTCCGACAGCTCTAGCGGTGACCACTGGCTTCCGTTCGGTGACGTTCCAGGTCAAGCTCGACTGTTCTCCTGATGGGCGCGAAATTGCGGCACATTGGGTGACATCAAACGGAACGATCGAATCGGGCGGACTGGTCGGGACTTGGGCCAATCGATTCGCAACATGGACCGCGGGACCAGCATCAAACAGAACTCTCGTTTGCAACGGCGACACATCTCCTACGATAAATTGCACGGCCAGCAGTTGGTACGGACTAAGCGTTGGGTGGTCGGGAACCAGTGTCTATCAGTCGACGACCCGATACGACAATTGGGTTATCACCGCAGAGCCACACTCGGGAGCAACTTCTGGAATGCAGCACGGTTGGGTTATGCGCACCGGAACCCCTCCGGTAGCAATCACATCCGGGCGCCAGCATGCTTTCCAGACCTACTCACGCCATTGGAATTACCGTGGAGTTAGCTACGTTGCAGCGATACGCGGAAACGCTTCAGATGTCGTTGTTCTGGAAGTGGTGGCTCTTGAGATTCCACCTAGTGGCGGGGAGGGAGATCCGCCGCCGATATCCCCGTATCGTGCCGGAAGAGCGTTGCCGGGTGAGCTGGCTCAGCTTGGAGGAACGATCATCGAAGGCGGTCGCTCATACCCACTGAGTCGAGCTCGCAACTCCGTCGTCAAGTCGCACTACGATGATGGGCGGTTCTTCGCAGCGTTCCCAATCGTTACGGTCGACGGAATCGAAAGTCGCATTTGCCTACTCGAGTTCACTGCGGTTGACCCGCAGCAATACAACTCCGCCGATCTCGGCGGGGGACTCTACATGGCTGCCGGGATCCCTTGGTGTTACGACGGAGGCAACGGGCATGAGATCGGCTTCTCGCATCGCCCGCAGCTGTCGGCGCAACTAGGTTCAGTCTACGACTTTACCGCGGTCACCGTGGAGGTTGGGCCCGGAACTCCATCGGCAGTTGCGGAAGGGGACTACTATCTTGCCTTGGTTTGGGAATCGACCGACGCAATGGGGCGGCGCGCGCAATCTGCCCCGTCGTACTTCCCTCCACCAACAGCGAGCCCGCTGCATGTCGACGGAACCGCCCCCGGTCAATTCGTTCGCATCCAGTTCCAGACACTTGGCCCCACGTCGCGCTCCAATGTTCGTGCGGTATTCTACACGTCGAGTGACGGTGGACTGAACTACTATCGTAGTAGTGCGATTATCCCTTACCAAGTGATGCCCAGTACGCACATCACTCACGATATGGGGTACGGCGAGTTCTCTCATGTCAACGCGCCCAAGCTCTACACGTCAATGTCGATCGTGGAGAACTCTCCACTCCCGCCGATGCGCTTCGCTTGCGCGTGGCAAAATCGACTTTGGTTCGCGAATGACTACGATATTTGGTTCTCTCGCGAAGTGCTCGACGGCGAGGAGCCTGCATTCAGTGACACCGCATTCACAATGAAGCTTCCTGTCAAGTGCAGCGGAATGGCTTCGCTTGACGATAGGCTGGCGCTGTTCGGCGAGGATTCGATTTACTACACCGCAGGAGATGGCCCGACAGATACCGGTGCCGGAGGGGCATTTTTGCTCCCGCAACGGCTACCATCCGACTTCGGTTGCATTGATGCTAGAAGCATCTGCAGAACCGAAAAGGGTATCGTGTTCCAGTCGCGTCGAGGAATTGAATTGCTTGATCGTGGGCTCCAGACGAATCTCATCAGCGGCGGGGTTGATCGTTACATGAGGGAACTCGGGTGGAGCGAGATTCTGTCCGCTTCGCTCGATCCGCAGACTCAGATTGTTCGTTTCGTTGTGCATGCGCCAGGAACCGAAGAGACAATGATCTTCTGCTGGCACGCTGAACTGAATGCATGGACTACCGCCTCAGTTCCTCGAGTCTCGAACAGTTCGGGGCGTGACGTTGCCGCGGGAATCGTTCGAGCCTTCAACGCGAACTGGATGGCCATCGGCGACCGAAACGTCAACATCGCGAACCCGACGTGCTCACTCATGCGTGAGATGTCCAGCGGCAAAACCGACGGCTTCACGACGTCCCCGCAGTGGTACGGAGTATCCGGAGAAACCGCGAATATCAAGCTCGATGGTCTGCTTGGTTTTGCGCGAGTGTGGCGCGCTTACTTCCTGGTGAAGAACCGCGGTACCGGTACCCATGAGACCGGTTTCGTTGTTGGGTACGACATCGACTACAAGACGGCCGATGTATATTTCAACGTGTCGACTCCGGGTGCTCGTGTGTGGTCAACCGCAGAAGATTTAGCCGGGTGCGCCACGGAGTCACCGAACCATTGGCGCTTCCAAGTCCATATCGACAAGCAGCAATGCTCTGCGATTCGACTGAAGTTCGCGGACTGCGTGCAGACTTCGGACGCACAGGGCTTCGTTGCGCCGGTGGATACCGACTTCACTATCGTTGGGTTCGGGCTCGAATGGGGCCAGGAACCAGGCACTGGCCGCGGTCACTACAGGAGCAAGAAATAGAATGGCACAGCCAACTGTCACATACACAGCAGACCCAACGACAGGATCGCTCGATTTTACTAGCTGGGCAGCGAAAGGTTTGGGACTGGGCACTGCCGGAAATGCTCCCAAGGCAGACATGAGCGGAAAGTTTGAGCCACTCAGTCAAGAGGAATGGCAGAAGCGAAAAGCCTACTGGGATAGGCAAGGCGCGTCAAAGGGACTCGAGAACTGGCAGCCAGGAGATCCATTGAGCGGAACACCAGATAGTCCATTCAGTGGAGTTACCGATGGCATAATGGGGAAAAATAGCTTCGATCCGAGAGCATACCGAATCAACGAGGCAGCATCCGAACGCGATCGGCTGCTTGCGCTGAATGGCCGCACCATGCAGGGGAACCTTGGTGCGCAACTGAACGCGACAATGCTCGGACAGGGACCTACGGTTGCCGGTCTGCAGATGCAACAAGGAACCGCTCGCGCATTGAGCGACATTGGATCGCAAGCGGCTTCTGCTCGTGGAATGTCACGCGGGGCAGCCATGCGAACCGCCACGCTTGGCGGAATGGCCAATGCCCAGCAAGCCAATCGCGACGCCGCTTTGGTGCGCGCTCAGGAACAGCTTGCCGCTCGCGGACAGTATGCACAAGTAGCCGAACAGCAACGAGCACAAGATCTGGCAACCCGTGAGCAAGACATCGGGATCGAAAAGGGCAACCAGCAAGCCTATGGTCAAGCGCTGGGATACCAGACTACGATTTCCGAGGGGAATGCCGGGCGCAAACAGAAGGGCACCGGAGCCATACTTAGCGCCGGAGGTGCGGCATTGAAGGCTATTCCGATCGTGTCGGATATCCGGGCGAAGGACGACGTTCACCCTATCAAGACCGATCAACAGTTCTTCGAAAAACTCAAATCCGTTTCCCTTGCTCCCTCTCCGCAGAATTTCAGGCGACAAGATTCGGCGCAAGCGCGAGCCGACTCGGCTAACGCTGGTTATGGGGCATATAACGCAGAGCAACAACGCCAAGCGGCAGCAGCCAGAGGTGACTCGTTCGACCCCAGGGGTTCAACCTATACCGGTGTCGTTGGAACATCCATGCAAGCCATGGGCAGCGGTCTCATGAGTGACGGTCCGATCTATGATGATAGTGCGGCAAGCGCGAATGCTTTCCCGAGCGACCGTAAGTCGAAGGAACGGATCCGCCAACTCGAAATGGAGCTCGATGGGCGGGAGCCTCGACAGCTCGACCAGCAGAACCCCTACGCCGATGCCCCAGGTTCGGAGCCGCAAGAGAACCGCGAAGGCCTCGGTCCGCTCAAGCCCTACTCGTTTCGATATAAGCCCGAGATGGCATTGCGTATGTCGCACATTGCCGCCCCTGGCAGTCGCGAGCGAAGCATCGCCATTGCGGACGCGTATCGACCGCGAGCCGGAATCATGGCGCAGGACCTTGAGAAATCGCCCGCTGGACGCGCAGTAGTCGAGCATACGCCTATTGGTCTGCAGCTCGACGCCAAGCGCGCCATTGGGTTCGCCTTGGCTCACGAAGCAGGCCTGGACAAGCGGGTTCGCAAGCTGGAGGCGCGAAAGTAATGGCAACGCCAGCCGAGCTAGCGGAGCAGCAGTATTACTTCGAGCGCCCAGGGATTCCAGAGGCTGTCTATAATGCGGCAACGGGAGAGTACGACGCTGGAGCGCCACCAGCCCAGCAAATCCCCCCCCAGGTCATGGCGGCCGCCAGTGGTCTCAACTACACCCCCGACGGTGGAAGCTCCGAACTGAACTACACCCCGGCGCAGCAACCGCGCGACCCGACGCAGTTCTATCCGGTTGGTCCGGCGCAACCCGCACAGCAAGCATCAGAGCAGGTGCCACCCGAGGCACAGCAAGCACCGCCGCCTGAGCCTAACACTCCGATGGCGAACTACCTTCTCGGGGCCATGCGGAACACCCAGAGCGTCGTCCCTGGCGGGCAGCGTCGCATCCAGCGCGACATCGTGCAGGAGATCCCGACGGCGATGCCTGGTACGGATGACGTGCCAACGGTGCCGGGTCGAATCACGACGGGAAACTACCCGGTCGATCCAGCTGTGCTTGCTTCGCTGAACGCTCCGCGTGGTCAGGAACTAGACGCCTCGGTTGTTCAGCAGCCAATTCCCGACGGAATCAATCCGCAGGCTTGGGCTGAGATGTCACCCGAAGAGCAACGCAAATTCTCTGAGTATCTAGGGGAACCGATTTCGATCGCACAGCGGCCCTATGTTGACCAGGTGAAGGACTACTCGCGCCGACTGGACGCTTCCCCGCCTCCGCAGAGCTTCTCCCCTACCGGCGAACCGCTTCGTCCCGAAACGGAATACGCTCGCCGCGTTCGTGAATTCAACGAGCAGGCGGACGCTACTCGAGCAGGGCAAGAAGGCATCGCTGGGCAGGAACTCCACGATCGGCAGATGGAGTTACAGCGACTAGTAATCCAGAATCGCAAGCTAGGAATTCGAGAAGCGGAAATTGCTGACGAACAGGAACGCCGCCGATTGTTCATGGCCGAGAATTTACCAAAGCTCGAACGTCTGATGGACTCGCGGGTCAAGATCGAGTCGAAGAACCCGGCGAAAGACTACTGGGGCAGCATGGGGACCGGAGAGCGCATCGTTACCGCGATCGCGCTTGCGATGTCGACGCTCGGAAGTGGCCTAACTGGTGCGCCCAACGTCGTCATGGACATGATCAATCAAGAGATCAATGGTGAGGTGCTCAAGCAACGCCAAACGACAGAAACGCTCGGACTCAAGTACATGCAAGGGCGACAGCTGTACGCTGACATGCTGAGCCAGTTCCGCACTCCGGAGTCGGCTGAGAACGCTGTGCGGTACATCGAGCTTTCACGAGCCGAGAACCTGCTTCGCCAGGAGGGGGCAAAGCAATCCGGGCGCGAAGCACAAGCCAAATACAACGCACTGGCTGACCAGGCTGCGCAGCAAGCCGTAGCAGCCAAACGAGCGTCACTCGAGGGCGTCATGCGCACGGGTTACCAGGATGTTCCAGCGAAAGTCGTTGGTTCCCCCGGTGGGGTGCGTGGTCTTGTTCAGCAGCTCATCAAGGACGGCGTGCCGCGAAAGGACGCACTTCCAATCGCGCAGAAGCTTGTCGACGAAAGCCCGAACGCTGCAGCGCGCTCACTCGGCCAGAAGGAGATGACTCGGCCGCAGATTGAAGCCCTCAAGCACGAGCAAGGGGCAAGGATAGTTCTGCCCGATATGATCGCTGCCCGATACGGGACCAAAGAGGTTTGGGCTACCGATGCGGAACAGAAAAAAGAAGCGCAGAAGGGGCTTCGCGGAGCGAATGCCACACTGGCAAGCATTGCCCAGCTGCGCCAGATTGCCGTGACAGGCAATCGGCTATCACCTACCGATAGGGCGATCGTTGACCAGATTTCGGCACGAAGCATTGGGGCTTGGCGCGTTGAACTCGGACTAGGCGTAATGTCCGATAGTGACAAGGAGCTTGTAAAGCCGTTGACCGGCGCATTCGTCAAGGAGGTGTCAGTTCGCGACAGGATCCGCATGCTGGACAACGTCGAGTCAATGGTCAACCGTACCATTGGGGAGTTCATGGGCGAGGTTTACAAGGACCCGCAGAAGACACAATTCGCCCAAACCCCGACGCGCGAAAGGGCTGTCAAGTAATGGCCGGGCCCACCAAAGAGTGGGTCAAGGTCGTCTCGCCTTCGGGCGTTGTGACGGAAGTCCATCCCGACGACGTCGCATCGAAACTGGCACTATCCGAAGGTTCGCACATTGAAACCCCTCACGAGAAGGAGGTGCGCGAATACCTCGCCGGCAAGGGGCAGAGCATTGGTCAGCAAGCACTAGGCGTTGTCGAGGAGGCAGGCAGCCAGCTATCATTCGGTGGCCTTGACTACCTCGGGCGCAAGCTAGGCGGCGAGCAATGGGTTGACGATCGGAACCTACGACGGGAGATTCCTGGAGTGGTTCCTGCGGGTATCGCCGCGTCGCTCGTGGTTCCGGTCGGCGCCGAACTGGCAGCGGCATCGGCAGCCAAAAAAGGCATAGCGGTTGGCAAGCTCGGCAAGGCTGCCGCGGTCGCTGGCGGGCCCATCAACGCTGTTTCACATGGAGCGGCTCGCCTGGGAAGCATGAGCGAGAAACTCGTTGCGGGGGCCGCTCCCGGGGCATTGCGGCGGGTCGGAGCAAAGGCAGCCGGCGGGGTTATCGCCGGCACGGTCGAGGGGGCAGCTATCGGCGCTGGCATGGCACTCAGCGAAGCCAGCCTGCAGAACAAGGACCTGTCGGCGGAATTACTGCTTGCTCGCATGGGCGAGACTGGAGCGGTAGGCGGAGTGCTTGGTGGTGCTATCGGCACCGTCGGTGGACTATTCGGGATCGGCAAAGCCGGAGCCAAAGCGGCGGTTCGCCACGTTCCAGGAATCGGCGAGGTTGTTGGTCAAGACGCCAATCAACTTGTTGGGCGTCGCTCACTGAGGTCACTTGGTTTCCAGCGCTCTGACTTCAATCGAGTAATCAAGAAAATTGGTCCCGAGGCAGTCGACGAAATCGGCGACACTGCAGCCGGGATCCTCAAGGTACGCGAACCAGGCGCGTTCGGTCGTGCCGTCAAGTACCAGATGGAGGACGGCGCAGAACTCGTTGCGGCTCGCAAAGGCGAACTGAATAACGAGCTTCGCGGCGTCTATGCTGATATCGGCGAGGATACGCAAGCGCTTTCGTCCATTGCTCGACGCGCCGACAACGAAGTGATTGCACCGCTGCGCAACTCTCTGTCAGGTGGCGACCGAGCTGGAATTGCAGCCATCGAACGTGAGATACGTCCGATTCGGCGAGCGCTACAAGAGGCCGAGGGCTTCGCTGGTGCTGCCCGTTCCATCCCTGCCCTTGAGACTCGCCTTGGTGAGCTCGGCACACTTGCGGCGCAAGGCGAATACGACGCGCTGCGACTGGCAACCAAGTCATTCCGTCGGGAACTGGCAGACGTGTCCGAGCACTACTCATCGCTTGGGATGAGCAACTCTGCAAACCAAGCGAAGCGACTTGGCGTCTCGTTACAACGTGCCGCCGACTCGAACGGGCGCGGCATCTACGATTTGATGGGTCAGGTTCGAGAACGCTTCGATTTGCTATCGGATTCTGTCGGTCGGCATGTTACTGAGCGCGGTTCACCAAGAATCACGGCTGCCGAGATCTGGGAACTCGCCAAGAAGACCAAGGAGAAATTCGAGGGCTTCAAGTTCACACGAGACCCTAAGGAGCACGTCTACCGTCAGTACTGGCAAATCCTGAAGGACGAACTCCAGACCATCGCTGAACGCCATGGGTTGGGTGAGCAACTGCAACGCGTCAACCGCGACCTTCGCAACGTCATTGCCATTGACGAGGTGGCACAGAAGGCCGCCGGGTTCTCGGGCAATCGCGGCGTGAGCCTGACTGACACGCTGGCGGCTGGATCCATGGGCGGAGCTGGAGCGATCGTTGGCGGTGGGTTCGGCGGAGCCATCGGAGCAGCCGCAGGAGCGACCCTGAATCGTTTCATTCGTTCGGCTGCTGGCGACCAGCTAATGGCGGTCACCGCGAACAAGTACGCGACGCTTCGCAAGACGGTTGACGCGGTGGACCGTGAGGCAGCCGCGCTGTCACGTGAGGTGCGTGAAGCCATCCCCGTCAAGCAACGAGCCATCTCGGTTGGAGCCCGAGGGGCAAGCGAATTCGACCGCGAGCATGACGCGCTTGTTGCTCGCCAGACCGATCAGCAACGAATGCTTGACGAACTGACGTCGCGTATGACAGAGGCCACCGAAGTGGCGCCCGAGCTATCAGCGGCGCTCGTTACGGCCGGCGCGCGCGGTCAGGCATATCTTGCGAGCCAACTCCCCGCGGCCATCGAGATTGGAGATCTCCGCGATCGAGCAGGCAAACCGAGCATCCCCGAGAGTGAACGAGCGGCATGGCTCCGGAAGCTTACCGTGGTCAAGGATCCTAAATCAGTGATCCGAGCGATGGCCAACGGCGAATTGACGTCACTCGAGGTAGATGCCTTGCGGGCATCGAGTCCCGAGCTCTACGCATGGGCGCAACGTGAACTGCTGCACGAACTCGAAACCGCCGCAATCGACGGCAGACTTCCGACGTACGAGCAACGAGCACAAGCCTCGACGTTCACCGGGATGCCGCTCGATGCGTCGTTCAAGCCCGAGAACATTGCTCGGTTCCAGGCGCGCTACGCGCAACTACGTGACAAGCCCGGAGAATCGCCAGGCGTCACCGCGGGCACCCGCATCACTTCGGCTTCGAAGAAGCTCGCAGGCAATAGGCAGACAGCCACTGAAAGGCGTGAAGCGTAATGGAACCAACTTCCTACTTTCGATCGTATGCAACTCTCGCGTCGGCCGTCATCATGTCGACGGCTGATCCGAAACCGAACCGTAGAAGCACCTGCTGTGGAATCTACTGCGGCGGGGCAGGGACGCTTGTTATTCGCCCAATGGGCGAAACAACCGACGCGAACGACCAAACAATCACCGCGATCGCAGGTGGGCCAATCATGCCCGTAGAATGCGACCGCATCGTCTCAGGAACAGCAACACTCGTAACGGTCTTTTGGCCGCGAATGTGAGGAAAAATGAACAACCGCGTAGGCGTACCAACCGAGCTGACTTACTACCGCGATCCAGGTAACTTCGTCTATGTCGACGACTCCGATGGTAACGGTCTCGCTGCGCTTTTCACTCCGGTTCCGGCTGCTGCTGACGACGTCGGAGCTATCGGAAACGGAACTGGTGACTTCATTATCTGGACCGATCTGAACGACATCATCGACTTCCCGAGCTGACCATGGACAACTTCCGCGGACTACGCACAGCAACGCTCACCACACTCGCAGGCCTCGACGTGCCCGCGGGAACTGTCTATTGGGTCACTTCAGAAGGCGCAGCCTACGAAGCTGTTCCTCTATCGGAAACGCACGACATCACCGGAATTATAGGCTGGAACGCAATCAGGGGAACAGTTGCCATGGATGCACCAATGCAGCAATACGTCGAATGGATCGGAGAGATAGACACGGATGGAGATGATCGTCCAGCATCGGCGCAAACCGCGATCGTGGTCCCATATGGACTGCCAACGTACTTCCGGATCCGAGTCCCGCAGATGTATTCCGGTGCGTCGCTGTACGACGCGTCGGGTATTCCTTACATGGGTGTTTCGGTTGGCGGGACACCAGTTGGGAGCATCATTCAGGGTACCGTATCGAGTCCCGGTGTCTTCGACTTCGATATCGGGCAGGTCCATCAGGGATTGGTCGGTGCGGACGTGACGGCAACGGTTGCGGTATCTGTTCGCACGACACTGAAGAATCGACTGGTTATCGCTCCGACTCGCGTGAAATTCAAGAACTGCGGTTTCCCCGTCAATGTTCCCCCAACACTGACGATCAATACAGTGCCGGAAACGATGTCGATCGGGCTACTCTCGCTCTCGGGAATAGCATCCGACTTCGAGTCGCAGCTGACAAGCTCTTCGCTTGCTTGCACGGTTACGGTTGGGGCGACGCCACATGTTGTCCCGGTTACGCTTACGAACGGAGTATGGACAGCGTCACTCGTGATAACCGACGTGGCCGAGATTGCGATTTCAGTGACCGCGACCGACTCCTATGGCGGGACCACGACAGTGACAGCCGCGACGGAGACTCTAACTAGCGAGCAGTCGTGGGATGGTACGTGGGAATTCAGCACAGGATACGCAACGATGACCAGCCCGTCGTCTGGCGCGCAAGTGTTGGCACTATCTGCCACCGGAGCCACGAGTGGAAACCAACTGCGAGTCACGTTCCCTGCTGGCGTTTCCGATGCGAATATCACGGTTCCATCTGGCTATCGCATGAGCTGGCTGACTCGGATTGTTCCGGCGCTTGGCAGCGAGCTGAACGGACTCATCCCGTGGTCGTATGGCGGCACGTGGGAGGTCCTGCTCCAAATCGACACGGTCGCACTCGAGATCATAGCCTCCGCTGCATGGACGTACGTTGCCCCAGCGGACATGGTCTGGTTCGAGCGCTCGGCTGTGGATGTTGCAGGAAATGGAACAGTGATCGACTCGTGGCCAGAGTCAGTGGATCCGATGGCAGCCTACGGCGTAACGCGCGGAATGGTTCGCCATGGCGGAACTGGTGCATTCGTTATCGATATTTCAGCTACCACCGCGGGCGTTTCAGTTCTCGGGTGGATGAAAACCCAGGACACATCCGGAGCCCCGTCCGTTGCAGCGTTCGGATCATCGTACGAGCCAGGAAATACAGATCCGGAACTCGGCCTTGGTGACTTCGAGATCTCGAGCTCTGGCGATGTCGTTGAAACTTGGGGAGGGCTTCCGCTGCAGTCGATCTATCTGAATGCAGCCAACTCCGCTTCGTGGCCAGGTGCCTGGGAAAACAACGACACGGCCGATCGAATGTCATTCAGTGGCATCGAGCCAGGGTCAGGCCAAACTCGTTTCCCGTCGCTCCGGAACCGTTGGGTGAGCCTTTGCGTCACCTACTCCGGCAACAACTACGCGCGGTACTGCAACAGTATGACCGCATGTACGCAAGCGCTAGGCGGGACAACGGCAACCGGTCCCGACGGAATTGTGATTGGCGCGGAGCGCAACGGAATCTCAGTGGGACGCAACGCTGAAGCGTACTATGGAGATCTAGCGGTTGTCCCTCGAGCGGTATCCGTCGAGGAAGCCACCGCGTTCTATCGCGAGACTCAGGCGACTCTTGCGAGCACAGCGAACAGCTCAATCAGCTGTTTCGTTCTCGGGTCGTCCTTCATGACTCTCGAATCCGGGCAGGCGCACCGCATGTCGTATTACCTGCAAGAACAGGGCACAGCGCTCGGTGTAACGATCCAGATCCTCGACGATTTTGCCGACGGTGCGCAAGGCGTGTCAACTCCGAGCGGAAACGACACGAACCTGCAGGCCCAAGTCAACCGACTCCTCCTTGCTCACACTATGCACCGCAGCGCGATCGTGTTTGTCGACTGGATGTCGATGGTCAACGAGCAAGTTCTTTACGCAACCAACCGCGGCAATGCCATCGGGATGATTGTCGAGCAGTTGAACCGACTTCGTCGCGCTGGTGTAACGATCGTCATGCCAGAGGTTTCGTCATGTCGACTGGGTGGTGTTATCTACGGACCGGAGGCGCGCTCTGACCAATTGACAGACTGGATCTCCCAGCATGCGGACACTTGCATCATTTGGATCAACACCGCGCTGCAGGCAGATCCGGCAACGAACTTTTTCGACCAAGGAACGCCCGGACTTCCTGAGACCTACGGGCCACACCTCGCCGAACCGGCTGGCGCTGGTATCACTGGCAAACGGCTCGTTGCTCGCGCAGCAGTCGAGGCAATGATCGACTTGCATCACAACCGATTGGCGCGGTACACGAGACCAGCATGAACCTGAAATCGATCGCAACCTGGCTTCCGTGGCTACTCGCAAACTGGGCGAAGATTGGCCGCGTGCTACTTGCGGTAGCGCTCGCGCTCGGAATGGTTTCCGAGCTGCCGATCGCCAATACCGAGCCAACTGCCGAAACCGCTGGCAGCTGTTCGCCAGCAGACTGCAAGACCGTCATGATCAACGCTGCGAAATACTCAACCACCCCCACCCGGATCCTAACGTGTTGCCTGGCGATCGTCGCCACAGCCTGCCCGATCGTTCCGACACCGGCACCGGTGCCGCCGACTCCCCCTGTTGGGCAGGGCGGAATGGTCAGCTACGGCGGCTCACCCGCTACCGGCGGGAGCGTGGCCACTGGCGGCGCTGCAGTGACCTTCCCGAAGTGCGATGGGCAGCCTGGGCAAATGCGCGCACCCCGCAAATCGGAGTCGACTCCGCGTAAATTTGGACCACCTACGAGGCCACGGGACGCCATGCGGGCGGCACCGCCTATCCCAGTCACTGGCGCGTCGGTCTGGTGGGAGCCCAATGACCCGCTCCCGCTCGACCAGGGCTCGGTCGGCAGCTGCGTTGGCAACGACGTGGCCCATGTAAGCGCAACCCAGCCCTACACCAGGCACGCGACGCAGGCGGATGCTTTGGCGTGTTACTCGGCCGCCACTAAGCTCGACAACGGCTGCGCATGGGACGCGAAGTCGTGCCCCGGAAGCTACCCGCCCAACGACGTTGGGAGCTATGCTGAATCGGGGTTCCGTGCGGCAACGTCAATGGGCTGGTTTCGCGGAACACGCCCGGTGCAGCAAACCCTGCAGGGGTGGCATGACGCGCTGCTAATCGGACCATGCGGGTTCGATCAAAATTGGTATCAGCACGGTTTCTCCCCAGACCGATGCGGGGAAGTTGCAATCACCGGTGCCCTTGCCGGTGGGCATTCAACGGAGGCTCTCGGCTTCGATGTCGATCTCCAACGCATGTGGCTACGCAACAGCTGGGGGGACTGGTCACTGCGTGGCGGGTTCTTCTTTTACCCGATCTCGAGCCTACAGAAACTTTACCTTTCTGGCGCCGAAATGGTCTGCCCGAGCGTGCCATGAAATTCATCGGCAACACCTGCCCATTCGGCAAGCCAGTTCCGGACGGGTTTGCGGATCTATGGCAGCAATTGTCAATGGACTCCGATTCGAAGTGGGGCCACGTGCAACCAGCTTCGGCTAGTGAGTGGAGTTGGGGACCTGTTGACAGGGCTTACCAGTACGCGAAGGCTCACGGGATCCCGTTCAAGCAGCACAATTTCTTTTGCAGGAACCAGCAACCCGCATGGGTAAACGAGCGGAATGTTGCAACGGTTGGCCCGGCTTGGATCGAAGCATTCGGAAAGCGATATCCCGACACCGCTTTGATCGATGTCGTGAACGAGCCACTGCCAGACCATAACCCCCCGCTCTACACCAAGGGAATGGGTGGCACCGGCGGCACTGGATACGACTGGATTGTGACCGCGTTCGCATGGGCTCGCCAGTATTGCCCAGGCGCAATTCTGCTGGTCAACGACTACAACATCATCGAGCGGGAAGAGGACTGCAACTGGTTCGTTACCATGATGCAACGCTTGCTTGCGACTGGAGCCCAAATAGATGCCATCGGCGCGCAAGGCCATGACGTTTACAAGATCGGGACAGCCAAAGCGAAAGTCTACCTGAACCGGATCGCTTCGCTCGGACTTCCGATCTACATCACGGAATTCGAGGTAGACCTGGAGGATGACAATGAACAGCTTCGTTGCATGCAAGAGGCAATCTCCATGTTCTACGAGCACCCAGCGGTCAAAGGGATCACCTGTTGGGGGTACATCGAAGGCATGATGTGGAATCAGCGTCCCAATGGCTGGCTGGTTGACTCGCATGGAAAGCGAAGGCCAGCAATGGACTGGCTGCAAGACTTCATCAGAAAGAACACACCATGAGCGACGAATCGGAAGAGCTCGACAGGCTGCGAATTGAAGTTGCCGAGCTTCGCGCGCGTGACACTGAACGCCCCGAAGCAAGCATCCAGACCGCGCTTATGTCGGATCTGATCTCCGAGGTGCAAGGCTTGAGGCTCGAAACCAGGCAAACACGAGACGACGTCGTGAGTGCCGTCGCTAAACACACCGACGCGGTCGTGCAGGCAATGACTCGACTGCCGCAGACCGAGCAGAAGATTATTGATCTAGAACGCTGGAAATCTGATCTTGATCGCGGTGGGTGCGGTCATCCGAACTGCCCGCACCGTCGGGTGGGTTAGTGGACCACGCTCGCCAGAAGTCGCTCGCGGACGTAGATGAGCACGCTCGCATTGCTACGTCCGGGGCTGCCGAGGCCATCATCGAAACGGCCGCGCTTCGAAGGCGCATCGAATCACTCGAGACATGGCGAGACGAGCAAGAGGATAACCAGCGTCCAAGTCGCATTGACTCGGACTTCGAAGAACGCGTGCTTGCTGCAATCGACAAACGCCGAACGGACCGACCCGATATCGAATTCGCAAACCCGAAGGGGATACGCGTACGCGGTAGCGGGTGGTCCGTTGCGGTCGTGTCTGTTGCCCTACTGTTGTTCGCTCTGATTTGGCAGGGTCCGGGACTGCTAGCTGCTTTGCGGAAGTAGTTACGCGCTCCCCCCTTTCGATGTAACCATCGGTCCGTGGCTTTCCGTCACTGGTAGCGAAATCACGTTGATCTCCAAATCTACCAGGCACAGAACGCGAATGAATGCTGGGTTCGGTGGCACTTCCCGAAGTGATTTCAGCGCTCGCAGTATGTCCTGGTGTGGGCAGGTTTCGATCAGTGATTCAAGATTTGCTCGATCGAAGGTCAGGAATTCGAGCGAACCATCAGAAATATCATGCATTACAACCTGGAACACATCAGACGGGTCGAGCCCGTTTTCGCCCAGCGTTGCCAGATACTCTGAGCGGGCGTTATCGGCAATGGTGTCTCGGAGCATCAAAGTGCCGTTTGGTGTGTGCTTGATGTATGGGAGCGGCTGGGTCACAGGTTCTTCTTTCTGTGCTCCAATGCGTTTGGGCACGTTGCATAATGGCTTTCGTATGTGTCAATGACCTTGCATCGTTGTTGCGCGGACTCACCAGACGGTGGTCCGAGAATAATGCGTTTCAACGGGATCGGATCGATTGGCATTGAGCGACCAGCAAGAGTAGTTGCCCAAAATATCTCTGCTCCGCAGCTACGGCAGGTTGGCACGGTTACTCCTGCAAACCGGGCACCCGTGATTGACCAGTTGCTTCGTGTTGCCGCGGGTCACTTTCCGCAACCCGCCGCACGTCACGCAAGCGAACCAGAGGTACTCGGAGCGCTCGGTTGCTCCGAGATAGTTCACGAACGCGTATTCGCCGACGCGCTCGCCGACGGTCCAGCGTCGCAGTCCGCGCGACTGATGTGCCTGGTTCAGTGCTGCTCTGGTTTCGGTCATGGCTCACCTCCCGTCGTCGTCAGGGTTCGGCGGTGGGGGAGGTTTGCGTGCGCCGGTAGGGGGGGGTTGTGGCACGCTGCGGGGCGCAGACTTGGGTTTTGCCGGTGGCATCGCGGCGCCGAGCCGATCGAGCAATGCCCCGATCCGCGACTGGTCCTCTCGAGTCCAGCGGTACTCGGTCCGGAGTTCCTGGGCAATGGCCTCTACCTCGTCAGTAGGGGCATTCTGGAGGCGGATTAGCGCGTCCTCGACGTCACCCCAAGGGCAGTCGGAAACGGCCTCATGGGTCGCCGTGGGCGGAGCTAGCGGGGGCTCTGACTTGGAGCGTGGCCTCGCCTCGGTTGGTGCTTCTCCCCGCTTGCCGAGGTTCATACGGCGGCCGTCCTGCTCGGGTGCTGCTGGGGCGGGGGCGGGCTTGTCCTCGCCAGTGTCAAGTTTCGAATCTAGAGCATCTTGCCACGCAATCTCCCCATCCCGTATGGCGGTGTAGATACCACGTAGCTCGTCGAGTTCTTTCGGGCTGAGTGTCTCGAGTGAATGCCCGACGTATAGCCCAAGCTGGTCCGGCATGACTCGCAGACCAGCAAATGCGTCAACGACTTTCTTGGTTGCTGCCTGTGGATCTTCAGCATGCTTATTGAGTTTGGTCTTTGCGATTGCGTCTTCGCATTCGTCGGCGATAAGCATGC